GTCGGGTGCCGATACGTTTTGACTAGGGAATATCGGTTTCCCGCGCTCTGGTTAGGATGCGCATGTAGTTAATTAACGACCACTATAGCCGCCTCTCCGTTTTGGTAATTGATAACGGGGTAACCAAAAGGACAGTCAGGGAAGATGGGCAACGTATCCAAAGAATGATGCGTAAGAACTCGCACATACTTCTCGTTATTCTCTGACCAGAGAGGATTGTCCCAGAAGGATGGAATTTGACAGAGCTGGTTCTGTGATCTGAACCACAATTCCATCTGCTCCTGGGTCGAAACACTTAGACCAAACTTTCGCCAAACGAGTTCGCGCGTAGCCGGACCAGCGCGCTTTGTGAAAGGCTCAGTCGATCCACGGAGGTAAGATTGTCGCTCCCACCAACCAGTGTTTCTAGATTCTAGAATGCACTTGACATTCACGCCTTCGGTGCACCGCAGAATCCATGCGGCGCACTCAGCGAGTACCGGGGCCCCTGGGCACTGTGCGGCAAGCGAAAGAGCCTTGCACCGCAACAGCGCCAACTTAGTGTGGCGGCGAGCGCGGAGGTACCGCGCGCTGCCCCACCCAAGCTTCGTGATGAAAGCCACGGGGTCCCACACAGCAACCTTCTCCTGGGGATCGAAGATCATCCCGCAGAAACTGGCTGTAGTGATGGAATCGTGGATTTCCAACTTGACAGAGAAACCGAGTTTTTCGTAGTGCTCCGGAAGCGGGAATTCCCCGCTGCTGTACCTAAACAGCCCATCGTCGCCTTCGAAAACTCCAGTGAGGTCACCCAGACCCAACTTGTGCCCAAGGTAGACATGAATCAGCCAGTTGCCCACGCCATTACTGAAAGAAGTATTGACGGTGCCCGATTTACGGGTGGACACAATCTTGGCCGTGACATGCTTGAACAGAAGTTTGATCTTGCCGGTCTCGCACTTGCGCAGATCTCGCAAGTAGCCAGCCGATCCGGGGATCTTAGAAAGCAGGTGTTCGAGGATCGGCATTTCGAACGCTTCCATTTGTGCCCTCTGCCACGACACCTCGAAGGACGAGAAGTCTGAAGCAGCGACACGGGTTCCTTCCCCAAAGACACGCGAGATGTACTCAGGTCTATCAGCTACCGGGACCTTCTTGATGAACTCAGGTCTCGTGCCGAACACGTATCTCTCGCACGCAGCAACCAAGGGGCCCAAATGGGCCTTCAAGGAGTCTGCGGGTGCCTGGATCGAACGGGAGTGTTTGTATTCAGGATAGAACTCATCCTTCACAAAACTTTTGAAAACGTACGCCTCTGGCGGCGCACATCCTGGCTCAAACACGGGTTCGGCCATCAACTCCTCCTTCTTCCAGGCAGGGAAGTTCGACAGTTCTAGCCACCTCTCACGACTCAGGTCAGTCATCGGGTCCAACGGCTCAAAATGTTCTTTAACGAATGATTGAACGAACTGTCTCGCATCTTCCAACCACTCGGTGCACGGATCAGGTAAGCGCGCGCACACACGCTTCGCGAGCCCGGCCGCGACCGTAGGCCCATGGGACATGTCCGGATGTGGCATGACCTGGTCTATGACAGAGACGCCCAAGTCGACCGCCACAGGACGACGAACCTCAGGAGCGAGGTATCGTCTGGCGATCAACTTAGTATCATCTCTGACGACCGGCACATCCGGCAAGGCTGCCTCACCAAAACGGTAGCCGTACAATGCCCTAGGGCCCACGCTGGGCTCACCTAAAAATCCGTCGGACGGAGGTCTCGGCGGATGGCCCGACGAGCTGTCAGGACCTCCCAAGCGGCATAGATCGTGCC